TTAGCAGGAACGACAACAACTCCTACATTCACTAACACAGGTGGTGGAACTGTTGTACTGAACTTCCCTAACCGTATTCTTACGCTGAACGGTATTGTTGCAGGCTCTAGGATACTCGTGACAGACACAACAAATACTGTTGTACTCTTTAATGAGGTTCCATCGACAAGCCCCTTTGTAGGTTCTATAGCATCTCAAGGAACTGACGTAGATTTGTCCATACGGATTCGTAATGGTGCTGTTCCTTATAAGACCTTTGATACAACAGCCACTTTGACTTCTGCTGGTGTAGGAATAAACGTAAGTCAAGTCTCAGACGTATAAGGAGTGCAGAATGGCTACTACTATAGACTTTTCAACTAAGATCATCTCTGTACCACGCGCTGACATGACACTTATACAGGCCACACCTACTGAGATACGACAGTTAAGCATCGACCAGTTCCGCTTAGACCTCAAGGCTATCTTAGCCACTATTGTTGGGATACCTAACCCTGACACACACATCCGTAACCCCTCAGTGACGGTTGGTGGTGTTGTTTTGGCTAGTGTTATTGAGATGGTTAATGGCTACACAGTTACCTTTGAAGATGGTCAGTATGCGGTTAACTTGGCTGGTGCTAACTCAAACATTGCAGACGTAGTTAACGTGAACCAAGTTTCTGTACGTTCCGCTAACTCTGCTGGTCTACAAGACCTATCAACGCTTCTTACTGCTGCATACCAAGGACAAGTGGTATTTTCCACCTCTGGTCAAGCAGGTACAGCTATCCCAGTAGGTACTCGTGCTACTCCAGTAGATAACTTCCCTGATGCAATTACTATATCTAACAAGCTAGGTATTCGCCGTATCCAACTTGCTACATCCGCTACGCTACTATCAGGCGCTAATGCTCAGGGTAAGGTTTTCGCGGGGGATAACGCAACAGTTGACACCCTACAGCTTAGAACAGGTGCTGACGTAACCGACTGTGGCTTTGAGAACCTTACGGTTTCAGGAATCCTTGATGGCAACAACATCTTTAAGAATTGTACCGTAAGTAACGTAAGCTACGTCAACGGTATTCTACAAGAGTGTTCATTAACAGGGACTATTTCCGTTGATGGTACTGCACAAGCTAACATTATCAATTGTTGGTCAGGAACTGCTGGTATAGCGGACGATCAGCTAGTTACGATTGACATGGGCGGTGCAGGGAACTCTCTGGCCCTACGTAATTACTCTGGTGGCCTAAAGCTAACTAACTACAGTGGTGGTGGTGCTATCACGTTAGACTTCTCTTCTGGTCGTGTCGTAATAGATGCAACATGTACGGGCGGTGAGATAGGTATTCGTGGCATCTCCGAAGTAACTGACAATAGTTCTGCTGGTTGCACTGTCTTAGATGAGACAGTTAATTCTTCGCTAGAAATCATAAATAACGGCGTTAAGAATGCTTCTCTCCTAATCCCACACACACAAGGGTTAAACTAATGGCTGAGTATCAAGGTAAACAAGTCTATTCTAGATCGTTCTATACATACAGGAAAATAAACAATGGCAACTCTAAATGATCGCGTATTTGACAATGGTCTTACCATTCTTGATACGGAAGCTAACAAAATAGTTATTACCTCTCAGGAGGCTACAACATACACCGAAGCTAATTCGACCTACGCTCTGGGGAATAGCACTTCTCTTTCTATCGCAGCCCCTAGTAACCGTGGCGCTGGTGGACGTGAAGTAGTTGTGTCAGCTATCACAGACGGTTCTGTTACTGGTACAGGCACAGCCACTCACTATGCAATTATCGACACAACGAACACCCGCCTCCTTGCTACTAGTACACTTACGGCGTCTCAGTCTGTCACATCAGGCAACACGTTCACGTTGTCTTCCGTATCTATCGGCATCCCTGATCCAGCTTAAGGTATAAATAATGGTAACTCTCGTAAACAGAGCTAAAGTAGCTACCGCCACAACTGGAACAGGTACAATCACGCTTGGCTCTGCTGAGAGTGGTTACCAAACATTTGCTGACGCTGGAGTGGTTGACACCAATGTTGTTCGTTATGTCATTGAAGATGGAACAACTTGGGAGATTGGTTCAGGCACCTACACGGCGTCGGGTACTACCCTTTCTCGCACGTTGGACGAAAGCTCCACAGGCGCTCTACTGAGCCTCACAGGCGCTGCCGTGGTCTTTGTATCTGCAACGGCGGAGGATCTTGCGGCGGGTGGTGGTGCATATGAGCTGCTTTCAACGGCAACAGTATCAACAGCGTTGACGGAAGTCGTGGTGGCTCTTTCAGGGACATACCAAGAATATCTTGTTGTAGTTCAGAGTTGGCTGACTGACGGGACTAACGGCGGCAACGATATTATGCTTAGGGCAGGCACAGACGCCTCGACTTTTGCCTCTGGGGCGTCAGATTACACGTACGCCATGCGATACACTCGCATTGGTTCGAGTGGCGCTGCGGACGGTTCAAACACAGCCGCCGCTAAGAACTTTATAAAGTTGAGTAATTACGCGATAGACGGGACCGTTGCGCAGGGTGGGCTTTATGCAAATATTGGAATTTCCAATGCTCATTCGACCACCTTTCCAACAGTATTTAAGTGGGATCTATTTCACGGCTCAGAGTCTGGCGGGACTAACGCAATCAACAATGTTAATGGAGCGGCGTTACTACTAACTACAATAAGTGACACCACTCATTTAAGGTTTTCCTTTGCGGGAGGGGGAACGGCAAACGAGTTTTCTTCTGGGGTCTTTAAAGTCTATGGAGTGTCATAATGTCTAGAAAAATGGTAAATGGTGTTGTGCGGGACCTTACTGAAAGTGATCTTTCACAGAAACGCGCTGATGATGCTGGTGTGAATGATCGAATGTGTGCATCAGTTCGCAATCAACGCACCCGCCTATTGACTGACACAGACTGGCAAGCCTTGAGCGACAACACCATGACGCCAGCTCGGGCATCGTATCGTCAGGCACTTCGTGATATAACGGATCAAGACGGCTTCCCTTCTGATGTCGTGTGGCCCACCAAACCGTAGGAGTAGTACATGCTAGGTTTTAGCCCTCTCGCCTCTGCCGCACTTGCGGATGATGGGGTTACTGCCGACGTAATTTACCTGTTGAATGGCGATGGTATTACTACTGGTGAACCTTCTGTTAGTAGCTCAAGTGTATCTCAAGATAGTGATCTTACGCTTCTAGGTATTACTACTGGTGAACCTTCTGTTAGTAGCTCAAGTGTATCTCAAGATAGTGATCTTACGCTTCTAGGTATTACTACTGGTGAACCTTCTGTTAGTAGCTCAAGTGTATCTCAAGATAGTGATCTTACGCTTCTAGGTATTACTACTGGTGAACCTTCTGTTAGTAGCTCAAGTGTATCTCAAGATAGTGATCTTACGCTTCTAGGTATTACTACTGGTCAGCCTAATATTCCGTCGGTAACGATGTCGGAAGATGAGACATTTAACGCAGCACCTATTTCTACTGGTAACCCCACTGTTACCTCTTCAAGTGTAGCTCAAGACCAAGTGTTGTCAATCAACGGTGTTACATCTGGTCAGCCTATAGTTGGGCAAGAGACTGTTGGCCAAATACACGAGATTAACGCAGCTAATATTAATACTGAACCAGCTACTGTATCTGTAGCTACTTTTGACGAAATACACGTTATTTCCACTGACGGGATAACAACTGGCCAACCTTTCGTGTCAGAAATCTCGATGTCCGAAGACGAAACTTTTGCTGGCGACGATATTACGACATCCGATCCTGTTGTAGATGCTGCGACTTTAATACAGGCGTACATTATTGTTGGCGTAGGTATTACAACTGGTTTCCCCGTAGTTGGTCAGGTTGCTATTAATGCTTCTGGTAGGCGAGTTGTTTCAGTCACGTCTAATTCAGATAACACGGCTACACTAGCCGAAGCATACAACACAGCCGATGTTAACAGTACAACTAACACAGCTACACTTAATAATAACCAAAACAGGGCAGCGTAATGGCATTTATAATCAAACAGAATGATACCTCCCCCTCCCTTGAGGCTACACTATCAGATGCTAACCTTGTCCCAGTAGATATTACTGCTGCCACTGTAATGCTTCATATGAAGGCTGTTGGAGGTGATGTTGTTTTGGACGAGCAGATGACAATTACTGATGCTGATGGTGGGGTAGTACAGTACGATTGGCAAACAGGTGACACGGATACAGTAGGTACATACTACGTAGAGTTTGAAGTTACTTACGCAGATGGCTCTATTGAAACCTTTCCTAATAACAGTAGTCTGCCTTTGGTTATTACAAGGGAGTTAAACTAATGGAAGGAAAAACATCTGTGAGTGATATGACAAAAAATATCGAAGGTAAAATCCTCAAGACTGATGATGAGCAACGTATGGTATACGGGTGGGCGTCAGTCATTACTGAGAACGGTGAGCCAGTAGTAGATCGTCAAGATGACATGATCGAAGCTGACACTCTGGTTAAAGCAGTAAACGAATTTATGGAGCATGTGCGGGTCGGCAAGGCTATGCACGTTGGGGAGCAAGTTGGAACAGTAGTTCACTCCCTCCCAATCACTAAGGAAATTGGTGATTCTCTCGGTATCCAATCTGACCGTGAAGGATGGGTCGTCGCGTACAAAGTATTCGATGATGATGTCTGGGCTATGGTTAAGAGTGGTGAACTAGCGGCATTTTCCATTGGTGGAAAAGCTATCAAAGAGGAGATATAACTTGCCCAATCTCTTAAAAAAGTTACAGCTTACAGAGCTTTCTCTCGTAGATCGCCCCGCCAATGCTCAGGCAATGGTATCCCTCTTTAAGCGTGACACTTCCGAAGAGGAACTTACTAAAATGACAGATGAAATGGAAGCCAAACTAAAGGCATACATGGATAAGAAGGGCGTTGGTCGTGAAGAAGCGATGAAAGCTATGGACATGTACAAAGCTGATGAAGCTGATGTAGATAAAGCTGAGGAAGCTCTAGAGGTAAGCCCTCTTGAAGCCGAAGTCACTGCACTTAAAGCTGACAACGAGATGCTCCGCAAGGGCCTGATCGACAATGGTTACGTTATTTCCGCTGAGGCTATCGAAAAGAAAGCCGAAGTAGAGATGATGGATATTGAAGGTGAGATGGTCGTTAAGTCGGACATTCCAGCCCCAGTATTGAAAGCCCTTGAAGCGGCTGCTGCTGAGAAAGCCACACACGCTATCGAAAAAGCTGACATCGAACTAACTAAACGTGCTGGTGATACACTCCCACACTTTGACGTTGATGTCGCTAAGTCTCTCGTAAGTAAATTCTACGAAGACGAAAAGATTATGGAAGCCTTGAAAGCTGCTGACGCTGCCTTTGAAGCCTCTATGCAAGAATTTGGTAAGTCCGATGTAGACGGTGATTTCACTTCACCTACTGACAAACTAGATGCTCTCGTAAAGTCCTACATGGACGACAACCAACTTAAGAAAAGTGACTTTGCCAAGGCTTATGCTGCTGTAGCGAAGACCGACGAAGGTAAATCA